ATTTGTTGGTTCTTTTTTTGTTGTGAAAAAAATTTTTAAAAAACTTTACTTTTTAAAAATGATAATATATAATAAAATTAGAGGTGAAGTATTTTGGCAAATTATATAAAAAAATTTTTTGGCAAATTTGCCAAAAGTAAAGGCTCTAAAAAGAACCCAATAGAGGTTATTGAGGTAAAAACAGGTAATAAGATTTCTTATGCAGGGTATAATATAGGAGATACCGAAGCACAAGAATACAGTCAAACAACTGCTTTACTTACAGATTTAAGAAACAAAACGAGTATAGGAGAGCAAATAGAAGTAATCGTTGCAAGAGATCCAGATGTATCTCAATCTGTTTGGGCATTTCAAAGATTATGTATGCAAGGTGTAAATATAGAAATTAGAGATTTACAAGGAAATAGAATAACAGAAGCAGAAGATTTGTTTAATCTGCAATGTAGGCATTGGAACAAACTTGGAGAAGATGGTTTAGATGGAATCATTGATTCTTTGCATAAAGTAGGTTTGTTGTATAATATAATGATGGTAGAAGTTGTTGTTGATAAAAGTGGAGGAAACACTTTTAGTGGAATTTATATTGTTGATCCAAGAACTTTAGAATGGAAACTAGAAAAAAGAGATGGAGTTGAACAATGGATTCCTTATCAAGATCAACAAGGAAACAAAGTGGATTTAACCAAAGGAAATGTATTTTGGGTAATTGCTAATCCAGATATAACAAAACCAAATGGAGCGTATTTGTTGGAATCAGCAGTACCAGCGGTAGATTATAAATTACAAACCATAAAAGATAGCTCGGCAGTTTTAAGAAGACAAGGTTATCCTTATAATGTTTTTAGTATTAATAAAGAAAGAGTAGTTAATTCATTACCTGCATCACAAAGAAATGATAAAAAGGCAGTAAATGAAGCAATTGAGAGAGCTGTTGAATTAGCATCTTCGGTTGCGGTAGGAAGAGAGCCAACACAAGATATTGTTGTAACAGATGATATTGAAGTAAATAGAAATTCAAATTCTTCAGCAGGAAGTTCAATAGATACAAGAGCGTGGTTTGATACAATAGATATTCAAATGTTAAACGGTTGTAAAACTCTAGGATTTTTAATGAATAGAGCTAGTGGTCAAACAGAAAGCTGGGGAACAGTACAAATGAAAATAATTACTGATATGGTAAAGAGTTTTCAACAAAAAAGTAAAAGACTAATTGAAGATATAGGAGCGATTTGGTTACAATTAAATGGCTATCAAGGAACTTTAAAATTAACACATAAACCATTAGAATATCAAAGTGAAATTCAAAAATGGGATGCACAAAATAAAAAGGATGAACATTTCAAAACGGCAGAAGAGCAAGGCTGGATTAGTATAGATGAGGCAGCACAAGGAGCAACAGGAAACAGCAAAGCAACAGGGGAAAAGAAAGAATAGAAAGTTTTGAAAAAAGGAGGTAAAGTTATGGCTTTAATTGTTAAATCTTCAATAGACATTTTGCCTTGGACAGAGATGGAAAAGCAAAAATTAATTGAAGAGAAAAAAGAATTTTTAAATAAAAATGAAAACAAAGCAGAAAAAACAGAAAAAGTTGAAGAAAAGAAAACAGAAAAAAAAGAAACTAAAAATTCTTCAAATAAGCAGTTAAAAGATGACAAAAAGAAAGAGGTGGATAAATAATGCCAAATTTTATACCTACTGATGAACAATGGGAGAAAATGAAAAAGTTTTTAAGAACTGATAAATATAAAAAAGAAGACTTTTTCGTGTTTGAAACCCTAGCTGTTGGAGACAAAGTTGTCCCTAACAGATATATGAGATTGACACCAGCGTTACTTAATGTAATGAAAGATGATGCTCAAAGAGGAGTATCTTTGATGTTAAATCATAACTGGTCTCAATTCGGAGTACAAAGTATTCCTATTGGTAAAGTTTTTGATGGAAGAATATCGACTGGCTCACAAGAAGGTGAAGAAACTTCTTTATATACTACACAATATATTTTAAGAGATGACAGCAAAGTAGATGGATATAGTAAAAATGATATTATAAAATTAATTGAAAGCGGAATATTATCAGATACAAGTGTAGGATGGGGAACAACAAGAGAATCTTACAAATGTAACATTTGTGGAAATAGTATATATGATTGGGATAAATGCAAACATATTCCAGGAGAAAAATATATTGTTAATGATGATACAAATGAAGTAAAAGAATGTATAGTACAAGCCGAACCACCAAAAGAATTACACGAAGGAAACAATGTACTTATGGAAAATAGTATAGTGTTTGATGGAGCTTATCCTAATGCTATAATACAATCAGCAGCGGGAGAAGAAGTACAGACAGCAAATGGAACATTAAAAACTTTGAATGGAAAAGAAAACCTTTCTAAAAATGATATTATATTTGGGTATTCTACTAATGGTAGTATTAACCTATTATATAAGCAATTAATGGAGAAAGGAGGAAAAGAAGATATGGAGAATGAAGAAGCAGAGACAACAGAGTTAGAAAATCAAGATGTTGAAACTGTTGAAGAAACAGTAGAAACTCCTTCTGAAGAAAATGTTGAAGAAAATGTTGAAGAAACTGAAACAAATAATGAAGAAGTAGAAGAAACTGAAACTGAAACAGCTGAAACAGAAGAAGAAACAGCAGAAGAAACTGAAAATGAAGGTGAAGAAGGAAACGAAGCAGATGGAACTGGCGAATCTTTATATACTTCAAAAGATATTTTAGAAAAATTCGGAAATATCTGTGATTCAGTAGATGGATTGATAGAATTAGCTAAAGAAGGCTTTGAAAATAGAAAAGAAATTATTTCTGAAGCTCTAAATAGTGGAGTTCATTCAATGGGAAATGCTTTTGATAAAGATATTTTCACAAAAACTTTCTCTAATATGAAGACTAAAGATATAAAACAAATGGGAAAGGTTTGGGAAGAACAAGCCCAAGCAAAGTTTGGGAACGAGAAAGTTTCAAAGGCTGATTTTAAACAAACAGAAGACAAAGAAGAAATGACAAGAATTGGTCTAGAACAATTTAAAACAGGTAATTATTAAATTTTAAAGGAGGAAAAAAAATGAATAAAATAGTAAGTTATGATGGAATAGGATATGTAGCTGCTACATATAAGGTTGATGCTACAACAATAGCTTATTTAGAAGCTAATAAAGTTAATTCTAAAACAGGTAATGTTGATATTAATCACGACAGATTAGCAGTAAAATTAAATACAGATGGAACAGTTGGATTCGGAGCAAGTACACCAACAACAGCTGATGCTGTATTTGGAGTAATAATTGCTTATGAAATGGACGGATTTGCAACAGTTCAAACAGCAGGATATGTTGAAGGAGTACCAACAGCAGCAGCAATAAATGCTGGTGTAAAAACTTTAGCTGTTAATAATGCAGGAGTTGTATCTAGTGTATCTGATACAGATTCAGCAGGTGTTGTAATTGTACCATCAGCAAGTGCAAATTTATTTGCAACATTAAAATTTTAATTATTTTTAAAAATAAGGAGGAAAAAAAATGAATAGATTTTTAAGATTAAAAGATGATGAAAAAATCAATGTTTCAACAGCAGATGTTGAAGCAGCAGCAACACAAGGGGTGTCTCTATCAACATATTTAAACAATAAATATGCAAGTATAGTTGAAAAATTTAATGGAGAGTTAGATGCTTTTGATATAGCTTTATTATCAAAAGGAATTATCGTAAAAGATAATTTAGAATTTGGTATTCAAAGTTCATCAATGATGACTTTCTTCACAACTGATGAAAACAGAGCATTATTCCCAGAATTTATAATTAGACAATTAAGACAAATTTCTGGTATGCCATCAATAATAAATGATATAGTAGCAAGTACAAGAGTAATAACAGGAGATTCTGCAAAACAAGTTGTTTTAGATTTATCTGATACAGCACAAGGAACAAAGAATAAACAAGCATTAAAGAAGAGAAGAATTGCAGAAGGAGCTGATATTCCTGTTGCTACATTAAGACTAGGAGAAACATCAATCAAAATATATAAATATGGAGTAGGAGTTAAAGCTACTTATGAAGTATTAAGAAGAACAACAATAGATATGTTCAGAAAACAAATGGAATTAGTTTCATTACAAGCATCTTATGATGAAGTTGGAGCAGTTATAGAAGTTATCCTAAATGGAGATGGAAATACAAATCCAGCAGCAGTATATCAAAGATCAGTATTAAATCCAGGCGGAACAGCAGGAGTGTTAGATGTTACAACTTTAGTTAAATTCTTAATTAAACAAGCTCCATTCAACTTTAATACAGTACTTGTTGATGAAGAAGTATATACACAAATTTGTACAATATTGATGGATAAGAATTTAACAAACGCTATAAACCCACAAGTTACTTTTGAATTCCCACAAGGATTATTAAGTACACTTAAAGTTATTTATAGTGAAGATGTTCCTTTAACAGCTAATAGTAAACACCAACTTGTTGGTTTAGCAAAAGATTATGCTATTGAAAAAACATTAGAAGCTGGTTCTGTAATCAATGAAGTTGAAAAAGCATCTTCAAATCAAACACAAATGGCTTATATGACTGAAAATGCTGGATTCAATAAGATAGATTCAAGAGCTTCAGCTATATTGGTATTAGACTAATAAAGAAAGGAGGAGAGTAATATGACAAGAGAATTTGAAAATATTTTTTCAACAAAAGAATTAGGAACTAGAATTAGAGCAATATTAGGAGTACCTGAAGAAATATTAGATAATAGCGTCATAAGCTCTCCTACTTTTAAAGTTAAAGCAGATAATTATATTAATAAAAAAATTTCAAATTATACAGAAGAACAACTTTCTCCAAGTTTTGAATTATTAGATATAGCATATTTATACTATATTGCTTATTTACTATGTACAGGAATGGTTGCAAGATTACCTAAACAAATGGAAAATGTTTCTACGAAAACAGTATTGCAAACTATCGATTGGGATAGCAAAGCTTTGGAATTGTTGGGACTATGTGATGAAATTATGGATGATATATTAGCTGAAATAGATGATAGTTTTCAATATGGAAATACTTATGCAGTATTAACGGATGCTTCAGATTATCCTAATACTAATATATAGGAGGTAATCTTATGAGATATCCAGAAGCTTATGCACATATTTATCAAAAAATGCAAGGTTTTAAAATAATTGTTAGTATATCTTCAAAGGAAACGCTTGTAGGATATTTAAGTTTAAAGCCTAGTACAAGATCTACTTATGATATAGCAATGAGAGATGCGACAATAGATGGTTTAATAACAATGGATGAAATTGAAAAATTAAAACCAGGTCAAATTTTTCATAAGGAAAACAATCCAAATGAAATATTTATTTTGCAATCTGTAAATGAATTTGAAATGCAATTTTATACAAGAAGTATTAATGCTATAAAGCAAAACTCTACTGTTACAATACAAAGACTTGCCTATGATGAAAATAAGGGAGAAGAAACATATCAAAATGTTTATGCAGATGTTATTTCTTTTGTTACTATGGAACTTAGAGATGAAAAGAATTTTCAACCAGGAGTTGAAGATGAAACAAGAATTAGTCTCCAAATTCCAAAAAGAGATTTAGATGGAAATTTATATGTTTTGAACAATGGAGATAGGTTTATTCTAACTAATCTTGAAAAAGATTTATCAAGGCAAATCAAAATTGAAAGTATTGATGAATACGGAGTTCCTGGCATAATAAGAATTTTTGGCACTTATGAAACAAGGACAGGTGAATAAAATGTTAAAATTTGATAAACAAGGTTTAGCAAATGAAATATTAATGAAACTTGAAATTGAATTACAATCAGCGTTAATAGCTTGGAAAAATGAAGTAATTGGGTTTATGGGTTACAATGAATTTAAAAAGAACGCTAATCTTGACTATGAAATCCAAGAAGAAGGTCAAAAAATTATTGCTTATTTAAAGGCTAATACTTATGTGTTGGCAGACTCTTATGGTACGGGTAGTCTAATGTTATTAGATAATCCTGGGTATCAAGAGTACAGAAATGATCCTAAAAGGTGGAATCCATTAAGAACATCAAATACTATCGTTGGAAGAGAAAAAGGACATTATACAGACATATTTGGACGAGAACACGATACATCGGGAAGTAAAGCAGGAGATCCACTAGAAGGTGTTACAGTAAGAGAAGGCTTTACAATTAATCCTGTAGCTCCATCAAGGGCTATTGAAGCAGGATTAGGTATGTTATATAGACAGCATTTGCCTAAGGCTTATGAACTTGCTATAAAGAAAATTGATATTGGAAAATATTTAATAGAATATTAGGAGGAGGAAATATGTCATTAAGATCAGAAGAAACAATGGAAGCTTTTATAAATAAAATAACACAAAATTCAGAAATAATGAACATTTTGAATTTACCTACTATTCTTGAAACAGATACAGAAGAAGTTAAATTACAGAAAAGAAAAAAAGTTATTGATAAGGTAATTGTAAAATCTTCACAAGAGTGGACAGAATTAGCAAAAAAATTCCCAGATGTTACTATTGGTGGAGTAACTTATAGTGATTATGGAAAAACAAGAATTTCTATATCTATGGCACAAAGTATAAAAATGCATAGCTATTTATTTGGAAATCCGCAAGTAGATATTAATATTTTTTATGATAATACTAATATGAACAATATATTTAGATTG